TCTATTAAATTTTTCATTATAGTTCTGCTATTACTGGATTATAATCTATTTCGGGTAATGTCAATAGCCACGCGTCACATGGGATTGATTCAGCTTGTTGCAATGTACAACCATTTACCTCTTCATTTGAGATAAACCAATTCCCATTGGCGTCTAATTGTGGGTTAAATAATTGCCCCTCATATCCCCATACTTTACCTGTAAGTATGTTTTTTTGTTCTACTGTTAATTGTCTAACTTTCATAATTAAAATGGATATTGTTTACCTGTATATAATTCTGTTATTTCATTTGTTGTCAACGCTCTATTCCATATAGTTGTAGCATCAACTGCCCCATTCATATACCAATATTTTGTGGATGGATTTTCAATAACTCCGCAAATTGCAGGATAATGAGTAGTCGCATATTGAGGATTTACCGCACTTGAATTTGAAGCTACCAATACATTGTTTAAATATATTTTAGAACCTACACCTGCTTTTCTTTCTACATAAATATGGTTATATTGAGTTGTAAATGTTGCGGCATTTGTGTATGATAAAGAAACAATTGTTGCTCCATTATATATACTAAAATCAATATCGTTATTGTTTTTCAATGCAATAACCCAACCATTATTGCCCGATTGTACAGCATAATTTCCCAAAATACAATTAATAGTTCCTGCTGACATTTTAACCCATGTACTTACTGAAAAATCGCCAGTAAAATTTAAAGAGTTGTTGGGTAATTCAATGTAAGAGTTTGAGCCGTTCCCATTAAATGCTTCACCTATTTTACCAGTAACATATGTTAACCCACCGTAAGCAGTACCATTATTAGTCCCAAAAGAATCGTTTGTATTATTATCAGCATTGTATGCGGCAAATAATCCAGTATTTAAAGTTGAGATAACAGCACCACTTCCCATACTATTTATCAAAGGATAATAATTTCTCATTATGCTTCAGTATTTACTCCTAAAACGTCAAATTTATCATCTGTTGCGTTGTAAACTACCCCTAAATAAGTTGTTTTACTAATAGTTGTTGTAGTCGGTAAAGTAACGCCTAATGCTCTAAATTTAGCTCCGTATGTAATAGCTCTCGCAGTACCGTTGTCTTTAATTCTAAACAACAAAGCTTGACCCTCTGTAAACGTTCCTGTTGGATTAGCTAAAGTTAACGCTGCCGCTTGCGCTGTTATTTTCACTAAATCATTTGTCGATGTAGCTGTAACCGTTGCAGCACTTGTAACGCTTTGAACTCTTGGATTTAAAATATTAGCTCCTGTAATAGATTTAGAGGTAAATACACCTCCTCCTTGATCTTCTGCAATTGCTAAAACATCTGTGGCAACTATTGAAGCGCCTTTTGCTGTTAATTCTGTAAATTTCATATTATCTCGATAATTTTGTTTGACCTGACCAACTTGCTGCATAAACAGAACCCCATCCGTTTAATTCATAAGTTGGTGATTGTGTAATAATTACTTCTTCATTTTCATAAAAAAAGAATTGTCCATCTTCTGTGATGAGGTTATCTCCTTCAGAATTACTTTTACCCCATCCTATTAAATTAAATATACCATCTGACCATTCCATAATTTAATAACTAATTTAAAGTGTATTGTTGTCTAATTATACAGGAATTTTGACAATATTAAAGTTAAAGTCAGTCACCCTTATATCTGTTGAACCTGTATTTCTCACAAACAACTCAACATAATCATTCGCTACCATTTCCAACACCGCTTGCGTACTTCCCCCATGCTCCACGTTTGAAGTAGCAGTTCTAATTATACCCTCACTCTCTGCTATTATAGTTCCGTTTTTCGCAATACCTATTGAAATATTTTGATTTGATGTAGAACACCTTACAGTAGCATTTAAACTCACTAAAAAAGAATTTGTGAACGCTCCGTTGTAGGTTAACCGATTAGTTGTATGTGTAAACTTTGAGTTAGTTCCGCTCGTAGTTGTTCCGCTTGCTTTAACCCATGTATTCACGTTACTAACTCCGATAGGTGTATCTGTTGTGTTGTTAAGCATATACATAAACCCTTTTGTAGAGGTGTTTGTAATACCAACGCAATTAACAAATAATGCTTTGTTATCGGTGTAAGTTACACCTGTCAAATAAGTACCGCCACCGCTGAAGTTTACCGTGTCTAAGATATAGCGCTCACTCGAAATAGACGCACTTGAATTTACATTTATTCCTGTCTCACCCGACAATACAACAAAAGACGAGTAAATGATTCTTATCCTTCTTGATACAGTCAATGTACTTGGAAATATTAAAGCAGTTGAAGTACTTGCGCAATCAAATAAACAATTGCTCATTCCTATCGTTCCAATCGTTCCATCAAATGTTAAGTTTCCACTATTCAAAAATGCACTATCACTCATCACAAAATTGGTGTAGTCTTTAATCGTTCCAACCGTTGCGCAATCTGTAAAATTCACACCAAACCAATCCAGGGCGGTTGTTGTTCCATCACCGTCAAGGTCTAAGGCTGTACCATGCGTTATAGTAATGTTACGCATTGGCAAAGAATAAACCGACGTTATTAATGCAGTAGATGAGCTTAAACCAGTACTTTTTAAAATACAATTTTCCGAACTTGTACCTAAAATAACGCTATTTTGACCGCAAATTAATCTGTCTCCTGTTAAGTCAATTGTAGATATAACAACATAGGTATAGTTGTCTACAAGCGTAATAACACCACTTACAGCAGCAGGAAAATCAGTTTTAGAATTAACTAACACATACTCAACATTAGACGTTACACCAATTTCACTTTCAAAATAATCAAGCATTTGCTGACCTGTCACGTGTTTAGTTACATAACCTCCAACACCATCAGGTTCTGCAAGCGGTAATCTATCGCTTGCTGTTAGGTTGGTTGTCTTCGCTGTTAAGTTTTCTATTTTTATCGTCGCCATAAATCTTTTTTAGATATATTTCTAATTTTTTAATGTTTTCTTTTTTCGGTGCGTATTTTTTCATATATGCCAATTTGTATAATAATTCTCTCTAATTGGGTGTATATCGTCATTTGTATTACTTGTATATTCAGGAAATAAATTTGATGAAAAACACATATAATCTACAAATCTTTGAGAATAGTTTTCTGCAATTTTTTTATACTTCTCAGCAAGTAGCTGTATATTCTCATAGCTTACCGCTGTTGAACTTTCAACCTCTTTTTGATATACACCATTGTTTGATATTTGAAAGCTCGAAAAAGGCAAATATTCAACCATTGAATAAAATATCAACATAGGTTTTAAAAATGTAGTCGTAATAGTCAAATAATTACCTGATAAGGTATTCGCTAAAATATCAGCTTTAATCTTGTTCAATAAATCTGTACCCGTGTATTGTTGAATCCAAATGTCTTGAGCAATCTTTATAAATGGTAATAATTTATCATAGTCAATATTTCCATCTAAAGACGTATATTTAGCGATATCTGTTTTGTTAATTAGTAGTGCTTCTGCCATATCTTAAAATTATTTTCTATAAGCGCCTTGGTTAGGCATATCAATAGGTCTTGTATATACCAATTTATTATTTGTTGGTGGTATTTCACCTTTTTTGCGAGTTTGTGATGGAGTGAAAGTTTTTGCAAGTGGTGAATTTACATCAGATTTTCTAAGGTAAATTTCTCTTTGCCATCTATGGTGGCATGACTTTCCGCCCTTATATAACCAAACTGAATAGTTATCAGCACCTTCTGGACCAAAACCAGTGTTTACAGATTGACTTTCCATAGCTATAATATCTTCTTTACGATACAATTTATTTGCTTTTGTCATTTTTACACAAAATTCTCTGCTTTTTTCCGATGTATCTCCTACATATCTGTAACGAGATTTGAATATTTCACCATCTTGTTCGCTTTTTGTATTAGGTCTTGCTGTACCTGTTTTTACAAAATGTAATACAGAACTTAAAAACCCCTCTTTTCTATTGTTTAAATCGTTAATCTGTTCGTCTAAATACTTTTCAGTATCATAATCTACATCCTCACAATAAATCATTTCATAGTCGCTTAAATCTTCATCAATTGCATATTTTGTAACGTCTAAATCATCAATAGTTTTATGAGATGACAAAGTTTGTAATTCTGAACTACTTGATTTAAATGGATTCAAAGACTTGAAAGCTAAATCTAAATTGATGTCGTTAACTCTAAATATTTTCTTTAAAGAGTCAATAATTAGCTGTTGTTTTGGCTTGATAACCATATTTTCGTACAATGTGAAAGAATTTTGCAACTCATCCGCATTTGCACTAAATCCAGTCGTTGTAGCAATACCAAATATTAAAGGACTAACAACGTTATGACCTACCATTATTTTAGTACGACATTCTTCACTTAAATACGCATAATGTTCAGGCGCATCGTTTAAAGGTACACTATCAATTGTTGTTTTTGTTGCTTCGCTGTCATTGAAAGAAACTACTAACTTTTTACCCGTTGAACCTGTTAATTGGTTCATTATTCTATTAGTAATATCGTCTTTTTCTTGGTCCGCTGGTTGCCCATTGTTGAAATTTAGTACAGTCGTTGGGCTAAATCCATTAGTTACCTCATTTATAAGGTATTCAGCTATCTTTTCCTCCAATACCGCATAATCCAATGCACCTTGATAGTCAACATAGCTAAAATATTTCATACCAACGCTATAAGGTTGGATTGTTAATATTTCAATTTTTTCCTTTGACGTTCCAAATACAGGAAATGGTTTAGGCTTAAATTTTTTAACGTCTTGCCAATTATCAGAATAGTATTGCGTAACTATTTCACCATCTTCATTGCATTTTGCAGGTCTTAATAATTGCTGCGGTATGTGGAAAATTTCAATTACTTTATCGTGCTTATCGTTATAGTGAACTTGTAAGCTTCCTTGACCTAATAAATATAAATCAATGATTAGTTTTTTTAGCTCTTCCTGTGAAATAATGCTAATAACATTCGCCCAATCTTCAGGTTTCTGAAATGAATCTTTAGCATACAAGCCTTCACCATAAATCAATTTACAAATATTGTTGATTATAGCGTTGTTTGTAGCACTGTTTAAGAACCTTTCAATTAAGAATTGATAGTAGTTATTATCTTCACCATAGTTAACCCAATCTTCCCTTTTATCTTCGCTTATTTTGGGCTGTACGTAGGCGCTTAATTCGATAACTTTATTCAAGGATTGTAAACTCATTTATAGTAGTGTTTTGTGTGTAATAATTTTTGTTTAATGAATAGTCATCTTCATTTGCAGTTGCTAACATTAAACCCTTGTAATAAATAGGCTCTGTTAATGCTGTATCATAAAGCTCTATTCTGTAAATATGACCCTCTTTTAATTTAGAATAACTAAATGTAACTGTAGTATAATAACTTCCAATAACAGAAGTGACGTTTACCACATCAGTAATATTTGTTTCTTTATCAGTTATCCTTAATCTATTCACAGAAGCTCTCGGACTTATAATAAAACTTTGACTTGTTGTTATTGGTTCAACTATATTCATATAGTAATAACAATTTTAAATGAATTTGTTTCAAACAAAAAAACCCCACCATAATAGGTAGGGTTCAATTGTACTAATTTTAATTAATCTACTAAAGAATTATCAGTAATTAAAACACCATCTCTAAACACTCCATAATTAGGAAATTCATCATTAATTAAAGTTTGCGCTAAAAATGGAGCAGGTTTCAACTCCTCGCTTGTTAGTGTTAAAGTATAACCGTTATGATCTTGTAAAGCTCCGCCCGAAGTAATTGTTCCGCTCGTAACCTCAGCACCAAATTTAACACCCATCAAAAACAATTGATTGTTATTATTTTCTACAACTACTCTTACTTTTCCGTATGCTAACAATTTTAAGTATTTGTGCGTTGTTGCGTCTTGTTTTTTAAGCTTAATATTTAACACTTGTTGATAAACAGTAGTCCCATTATTACGGTCGCTTAAAACATTTTCAACGTAACTATTCTCATTTGCTTTAAGCTCAAATTTGTACAAGTTTACAACGTCATCAACCCAAAAAACCATGTCTTGAAATTGAGCAGCGGATGCAGGTGTCCCAACATCATTCCAATCATTGGTATAATATGTTACAGTAGGCTCTTCATTGAAAAAATATACAGCTTTCAGACCTCCTATGCTGTCTTTGCATGGTTCTGTACGTCCGATCAATAGCTCACAGCTCATGACTAATCAACTAAAGAATTATCACTAATAACAGTAGCAGAATTAAATAAAGTAGCCAAAGTCGCTTGTGTTGTACAATTTAAGAAAGGCGCCGGCATTCTTTCTTCACCGCTTAGAGTTAAGGTATAACCATTG